TTTTTATTAACCTCGGTCGACTTGCCGACCAGGGGTACTTGATATCCAGACAGTTTAAGAAAATCCATTGCAGTTGATGACGTATCTTTTTTAGCGCCGAGTGGTGTGTCAACAAGAGTAACAGCAACAGGATTCCAAACTACTCTTCCAGGATAATTAAATGTATGATTAATAAATTTATGTGGTACTGTGGAAACATTAACTTTTGGTTTCTCACAAGTCTTAACGAGCCATGTTAATTCTGGCGCGCCGTGTATATTAAGTTCAAATCTAAAATTTCTTTTTGGTTCTACACCAGGGTTGTGCCAAAAATTACTTGCCATTTTTCTATTTCTCCTGTATGATTATATCATCATCTATAATTAGTTGTTAAGTTCTTTTTTTAGTCCTCAAAACTTGCGCCGCTGTTCGTAATGAAGAAGTCTAATGCGATGAACTCAATTGATTTCGCCGGCTTCAAGAATATCTTCGCGTACATAACGTTTCGATCTCTTAAATCAGCAGTTGTTGTTGATTCATCGAGAACTAATTTGTAGTCCTCTAAGCCAAACCGGGCTGTGACATCGGCTAACAATGATTCTGCCTTACTAGAGAAGCGCCGCCAAGTTGACTGCACGTTCTGATCAAACAAAATTGTATTCGCAATCTGTGAAATCTTCTTTTTAAGGAAGATCATTAAGCGTCGAACATTAATTCTGTCAAGAGCAGAGCGCTGCAGCTGCATTGTTTTCTGCCCGAACACCACAATACCCTCAGTTGGGAAAGATGCGATTGGATTGATGCGTACATCATAAAGATCATCTCTTTGCTGTGACGTGAGCTTTGTTCTTACGTTTGTCACTGTAAGACCGCCGGCACCTTTTGAAAGGCCGCCGCGATTAAAGCCTGCCGGTGCAAACCAAAGTTCAGACTTAGCTGCTGACGAACCTAAAGTACCCATTCCAACGACTGAAGGCGGTACCCAAAGCATTTGACCAGAAGGCACGTCTCGGGTTTGGACCCATGGGAAGAATGCACAACCATAACTTGAATCTGTAGTTCTGCTTCGCATTGAAGCAACCGCAGTGGTAACATTTGGAAGTATTGGATACGTGCTAGATCCGTCGCCTTCATGAACCGGAATGTAGTCATTCTCGACGTCAATAACAGCTAAGGCATCGCCACGCTCTTCACAATTTTCAATCAACTTGTTCGTGAGTGCAGGCACTGTAACGCCTGGCACTGCGGCCAAATCGTATGTAGTTGTTTCTGCATCTGAAATTATGTTAAGCGCGCGCACAACTGAATGTCGTGCATAGTTTGTCAATTCAGTAGTACCGGTCCATGACCTTGAGCCATCAAGTGTGCTATTGCGGAAAGGATCACCTTCGCGGATGTTTAATCCATCTTGACCACCATGCATAACAGTTGTAAATTTACGAACTCTTCTGGTATTTACCAATGCTGCGGCGCCGCTGAGAGCAGTGTAGGATGTAATACTGGCACGAGAGCCAGAAAGATGATAGGCCGGTGTTGTCTCAGTAATATTATTTAGTACTGCTGTTTCGCCGGCGCCTCCGGTGCCAGAGCCTGAAATAACAATGTCATCTAATGTAAACACAAACTGGTGTTGTGTGTATGTTCCAATAGCGAAGCTACTAATGTTCGGGGGCTTCTGGCGAATCAAATCAGTTGTGCCATCGTCAAAACGATTAGTCGAGTTTGCTTCCAGACAATTAACACCAAAATAAGCATCTCTGTGTTTTGTGTAACCCATATCGCTTGAAGAAACTATCAAAGATAGCGCTGGAAAATCCAATTGTATTAACAAGCTGTTCATTTGGTCAGGCATGCCGGTGGCGGGAGCTGCGCATTGGTAAAAGGCTCCGCCTGTTACAGGAGTATCAGTTGGCGCGATGGCTCTACCTGCAGCCATATGCGTCACGGGATTATAACGAAGCGGTCCTTTAACTCCAAAAGGAACTAATGCGGAATTTTCTGATCCAGCTCCTATTGCTGCATTAACTTTTACACGGACATACTTTGAAATATTATCATAATCGCCATATTCAACTAATCTTTGAGTTGTAGAATCATATTGTTCATATTTATCGCCAATAAGACGACAAATGTAATTTGAAGAATCCGGATTCAAATTACAGCCAGTATAAGTCTCTAAAACGACCGGTCTTAAGTCTGTATCTTTAAGATGTCGTAATTCGACTGTAAATGTCGGGTAAGGATTAACCGCCTGCTCCTGGGCAGATGGAATACGAATATCTTTAATTGAGACTTTTACTCTATTCTGTGTTTCGGATCCGTTTGCGGTAAGCCCAACGAGCTTAAATAATTCTGTTGTTGATACAGTCGGATTGAAGTTTGAGGCAGGAGCAGCTGTATCTTGAGAAATAAACCAACCGGTTTCTGATGCCTTCGGCCCTCCATCAGCACTTGAATAACCATGCCAATCATTCACTGAGAAGCTAGCTTGTTTAAGCGCCAGGATCATTCCCATATATGTGGTTGTATCTAATGCATTAACTGCTTTTGCGTATGTTTCACCAAGCCAATAACCCTCTCGGACGGTTGAAGCTTCTGTAAAGTCGTTTGTTCTAATTGGATTTGTATTAAATACTTTACGAATAAACTTCGAACTACTAGGAGTAAAATTAAATGACTTAGCTTGGCCGATTCCATTTGAGCCAGTAATCATAACTTTGAATTCAGCGCTCGCTCCGCCGACGATTACTGATGAATTCTTCGTCAGGTTGGTACCGTCTGCTGGAGTGGTGCCACTTAAAACCGGAGCCGCTCCGGTGCAGTACCAAACTGCTGCTAATGTACCAGTTAACTCAGCTGCGCCGGAGCCTGACGGGAAAATAAAGAGTCCAAGAGCACCATTTTCTCCCGTGTTTGACGGAGCAGAAACTGACCAGCCGGACGCGCCGGCGGTTTCAGAAGTTTGACTTGCATTAGTGTCCTGCGCTCCCAATAGTCGAACAAATGTAATAGGATTGTTATTGGCTAAATATGCTTTTGCTGCGTACGTTGCGTACATCGGAGTAGTAAGATTTCCGTTTCTCCAAACATCTCCAGCTTGACCACCAGCAACGGTGTCGCCAAAAATTTGAACGAACTCACTGTATGAGCTAACGCGTGTGGGCTTAAAAGATGGCCCGTGGGCCGATCGGCCGATAATGATGGGACCATCGTCATTGGTGCCCAACGTTGGAACTTGTGATTGATCAACCTCGGTAATAAAAACTCCGGGGGATACAAAACGATACTTGTCTGCTGGCATTATATAATCTCCTTTACAATTCTAATTATGTAAGATTGCTATAATAAATAGTAATTAAATGTCCAAAAGGTAAAATCATTAAGATTTATAAAAACTATCCTTCTCTGTTGGATTATCGATATCTAGGACAACTCGCTCTCTTCCAATTTTAACCTCGACCACATTTTGTGTTTTGGTGATCCTGGGAAGATCTTCATTTGCGCCGGCTCCATTAATATAACCCAATACTTTTATATTCATAGTTACGTGAAATGATCTTTCTTTATCTTCCAGAGAAGAGATAGTATTATCAACCTTTAAATCTGATTGTACGAAGCATTCATAAGAATGATTGTTCCTCGCCACAGAAAGATAATTTGAATTATTTGTAACATCAATTAAGTAAGCCAAGATATCGTTCATTTGTTGTTGGTATTCTGTAAAACATTCAATTTCATAATCAATCTCTAAATAAGTTGGTATTGGGATTGTAATTGTTTCATAAACAACTTTTTTATTTTTTCTCTTAAAATTCTTATCTTTTGCATCTTTGCTTAATCTATAAGCATCTGCTGTTGCAAATTTGTTTGTATCATCTTGTTTAATTCTTCTTGCGATCACAATATCAGATTTTCCCATTTCGCGTGCACGATCTAAAGGAGAATATAATTTTCCTCTTTTTGTGCGATCCTTTACAATTCCTTTCCTTTCAACGGTAATCGCTGGATAAATAACAGCTCCCAAATCATCGCTTTTCATGATAAATGTTTCATTATCGGTCCAGTTTCTATCTTTTCTGTTGTAGGCGCGCTCGGCGCCGACCCACGAAACAGGAATCGGCTTGAAGCCTTCATTTGTTGTTGTGCTTATATTTAAATTTTGCAGAAAATCATAAACAGCATAATCGATATTCTCTAAAGTCGAAGGCATAAAGACTTGCTCTTCGACAACAGAAGGGTCTTCTACTTTAGTATATTTGTAATCAATATCTTTAATATCAGGTGGCATCGAATAGTCCCTTTCTTGCTCTTACACATTTAGCTGTAATTTCAAATTTATGGCCGGCCTGGCCAAATAATTCTTTTGGTTCGTCTAATGTAACTACTTCATAATAAAAGTTGCCATACAAAACAAAGTCACCTTCTCGAACAAATATGTCTTGATCTTCTGTTAACCTTCTCTTATGGAAATGAATAGTGACCGTTGTTATAACATCCAAGCCATACTTGTTAGTTATTGTCTTTAAGCCTTCCCAATCAATCAAAGCAAACACTCTCACAGGAGGCAAGAACGTTTTTTCGACGGCCTCGCCGTATAAATTGTGAAAATTAGTGTTTTCTACGTCAATTGCATAATAAAGTACTTGTTGGCCGATTATTCTTTCAACTAGCTCATCATTAACTTGTTTTACCAAGTCTCGTTCTTTCTTATTTAAAAAAAGTGGAGGCGGAGGTGCTGCTGGTTGTTTCCATTTGTCATCGGCCATCTATATCACCCCACATAAACGCCATATGGAATGGTTTTCAAAACTTCATTGGCTGATTTAACCATAGACGCTTCTTCTTCGGCAATTTTTGCGTATGTCATCTCTGCCAGCACTGTTTTAAGCTCTTCTCTCAGCTTTTCTTGCTCTTCTTTAGCTTGACTAGTCAAATCTGATGCGTTTAGAGTAACAGCTTGGCCGGGAATTGGGATTGTCGTGAATTTGCCTCTAACTTGTGCTAACATTCCCTTTGTTAGTGCCAAAGCGAATCTTCTAATCCACTGCTTGCCAATAGAATTGATGTTCTTATATGGAATATTAGCGAATGGCAGTGTATTCATGTTATTTGTGCCCTTCATTCCAGTATCCAGACTTCCTGACGCTTCAGACCAGGGATCCGTCTTGATTGTAAACTCGACCCAAAACTTTCTAGGTGAATAAGTGCCCGGGCGGGGAAAAATTCTTAAATTATTATTCTTAATCTCATAAGAATAATGTGAATTTCTTGTATAAATCGCGTCTTCATATGCCATCG